GGGTATTCGATAAAGTAATCCCCCGTGATGATGCTGATTTCTTCATTACCACTTACAAAGACAATCCTTTTCTGCCGAAAGAACTCGTAGCTGAAATCGAACGCCTAAAGGATGCTGATGAGAACTACTGGCTTGTTTATGGATTGGGTCAGAAGGGCAACCAGAACGACACAGTTTATACCCATTGGAGGCCAGTGACGAAGATGCCAGAAGGTGAGACGGTATACGGGTTGGACTTTGGATTTAACAACCCATCGGCAATGGTTAAAGTGGTATTTTATGATGGTGGCATTTACGCTGAAGAGATGCTCTATGAAACTAAGCTGACAACGAATGACCTTGTAGAACGTATTAAGAATCTTGGTATATCAGCATATGATGAGATATTTTGCGACTCAGCAGAGCCTAAGACCATTGAAGAACTTGTGAGGAATGGGTTTAATGCAAAGCCGTCAAACAAAGATGTGTTTGTTGGCATCCAAAAGATAAAATCTTTGCCTTTCTTTGTGTTGGATACATCAGCTAATCTCATCAAGGAACTGAAAAACTACAAGTGGAAAACCGATAAGAACGGCAAGAGATTAGATGAGCCTGTGAAATTCATGGATCACGCAATTGATGGTCTCAGATATAGTGTCTATACAAAATTAAACGCACCTCAGTTGACTTGGGGTATAATGTAATCATATGGGTATTTTAGATATATTTAAACGAAAGGGACTCAATCCGAATATCGGAGCGCAGCGTGAAGTTCAGACCGTTAATGGTGTTGTACTTCAGCCGTATTATCAACAGGCGTACGTTGATGATGGCTACATGGGAAATTCGGATGTTTACTCAATCGTGACATTCCTTGCACGTAAAGCGGGTTCAATACCTTGGTACGTGTACAAAATGAAGCCAGGGGAAAAGGCAAAGACATCACTCGAAAGATACAAGCAACTCTCAAAAGGTTTGCATAACAAGGGAGCGTTTGAACGTGCCTTAATGGAGCGGAAAAACGCCTATGAGGAAAATATGGTAACGGGAACTCCACTCGCTAAGTTATTGGAGCGACCAAATCCACAACAAGCACAAGACCAGTTCTTTCAGAACTTATTTGGTTACCGAATCCTCAGCGGTGAGGGTAACATCTACGGGAACGATGGTAACATAGAGAATGGCAAATTCGTTGAACTGAACGTACTACCAACTCAGTTCCTTGAGATTTACCCTGATCCGAATGACCTTTACGGGTTATTGGGGTATAAGCTGATGGTGGCTCAAGGCATCAACATACCAAAGGCTAATGTCTGCCATTGGAAGTCTTGGAATCCAGATTTTAACGATGTTACTCGTTCTCACCTTAGAGGTGTTTCTCCACTGCGTTCAGCGTGGAAACTCTTGAGGATGTCAAACAACGCAGCCGATGCAAGTGCGAAAATGACTCAGAATGGTGGTGCGAAGGGTGCGCTCGTCCCGCAGCCTGTGAATAACAACATCCCTCAGATGACTCCTGAACAGGCATCAATAATACAAAGGGCAATCAATGAGAGGATAAATGGCACGGACAATAAAGGCTCAGTTGGTGTGATGCAATATCCGTACAACTACCTAAACTTTGGTCTTTCATCCGTTGACATGGAACTTGTGAAGACTCTTCAGATGACACTCCACCAATGGTGTAGGGTGTTCGGTATGCCTATCGTGTTGTTTGATACGGATACCTCATCTTACAACAACTACACGAATGGTATGCGTGATCTTATCACTAACACCATTGCTCCACTTTGTGCGGAGTTGAGAGATGAACTTAACGCATGGCTTGTTCCAAGATTTGGTGAGAACGTTTACATTGATTTCGATATTTCTGCACTCCCAGAACTCCAAAGCGACATGGAGAAGATGGTTGCTCAACTCAAACAAGCCGATTGGCTGACTTTTGATGAGAAGAGGACTGCGATGGGTTATGAGGAAAAGGGTGGTGCTTATTCCTCGTCTTATGTAAACGGTGGCATGATGCCACTTGAGATGTCAATGATGGATTTAACGGTACCTGATGACAATAATGGAAATGGTATATGAGAAATACCCAAAGACACAAGCCGAAAGGAATTGTCTAATAGAAAGAAGGATGATGGATGCATTAAGGGCATCATATAAACAAAAGTTGGAAAATGAACGCAAGGCAGAGGAAGGAATACTGGATCAAAACCGAGAGGCTCAGAGCAGGTCTTGACAAAAAGTACTTTGAGCAGGTTCAGCAATCTGTTTGGAATACTTTCAAGAGATTCGCTCGTGACATCGAAGTCATCGGCATTGATGCTGCACGTTCACGGCTTGGACTTGATTTGTGGGATAAGGAGATGCTGAAGATATTTGAGGCGATGTATAAAGAATCCGTTTTGCTATTTGGCAATAGTGTTTATAGGGCATTGCGAATTGAATCACAAAAGGCTGAGACATTCGGATTCAATCGTGAGTGGACTGATGCGGTACTTGAGTTCTTGCTGAAGCAGGGATTCACATTGGTTGCAGATATAACATCAACGACAAAGAAGAAACTCAACGATATTGTAACTAAAGGAATTGAAGAAGGATTAGGAGTTGATGAGATTGTGAAACTCATTCTTTCTGATGATAATTTAGCATACTCAGCCATGAGGGCAAGAAGGATTGTGAGAACGGAGGTGATGCGGTCTTCTAACATTGGAGCAATGAAAGGAGCAGAGGCACATGGATTTTATGTAGATAAAGAATGGATATCGGCAAGGGATAAGCGGACAAGAAGAATACCAGAGGATGAGTTTGACCACGTTCAGATGGATGGAAAGGTTGTGCCGTTTGAAGAACCGTTTATCTCAACGGGTAAGAAGGGTGAGCCTGTTGTAATTATGCAGCCTGGTCAATTGAGTGATGAAAGTAATGGTATTTTTGCACCTCCAGGATTCACGATTAATTGCCGTTGCACTGTTGGATTTATTCCAAAGCGTGATGCCAATGGTAGGCTTTTAAGGAAACCGAGATTAAATGAACCTCAAATTATATCATAATGCCGATTTATAGGTGCGAAAATAACAGGTACAGGATTGGAGATGGTGAATGCGTATTCACCTCAAGAGCATCAGCAGAAAGAGCATATGTGGCTTATTTAGCTGAGGAGGAAGATGAGGAGTACGATGGCATCAAAGAAGAAACCTATAACGATTATCCAGAGGCTGCAACTAATAACGCAAAGAAGGTTTTAAAATGGAGGGAGGAATATGGTGATGAAGTACGTGGAATGACTGCCGTAGGTTGGAATCGTGCTAACCAATTAGCGAATAAAGAGCGTTTAAGCCGTGCAACCATAGCCAAAATGGCAGCGTTTGAGAGGCATAGGCAGAATGCTGAAGTAGCACCAGAATTTAAAGAAACACCTTGGCGTGACAATGGTCATGTCGCTTGGCTTGGTTGGGGTGGTTCAGCAGGAGTGGAATGGGCGCAAAGAAAACTTAATCAAATAGATAATAAAAAGAGTATGATATACAATTACAAACATCAGTCAATAGACATTAAAGATATTGATGCAAAACAAGGTATAGTCACAGGATATTTCTCCGCATTCGGAAATGTAGATTCCGATGGTGATATTATGATGCCAGGTGCCTTCAAACGTTCCATACAAGATTGGGGGCCAGAAGCGAAGGGCAGAGTAAAGCATCTTATGAACCATGATCCGTCAAAGCCATTGGGTAAGATTATTGAACTCAAAGAAGACGGATATGGTTTGTACTATCGTTCAAAGATAGGCAGTCATAAACTTGGTCAAGACTTTATTAAGATGGTTGAGTCAGACCTCATCAAAGAGCATTCAATCGGATTCCGTATTCTGCGTGAGCAAAAGAACGCTGAGGCAAATGAGATTCATGAGGTGATGCTTTTCGAAGGGTCTTCACTAACCGCATGGGGTGCGAATGAGGCAACTCCGATTGTGAATATGAAGTCAATAAATGATTTGACTGAATATAAAAATCAAATTCGTAATTTTGAGAAGTTTATCCGTGATAGTGATGTCACCGATGAAACGATTGAACTTTGTCTAATAAAAGTAAGACAACTCGCACAGGCGGTTGAAAAAATGAGTACCACGATGGTTACTGAAGAAGAGCCAGAGCAGGGAAAAGAGATTACAGTGCCAGTGGACTCATTTATAAACATTATAAAAAACATTTAACAATGGAAGAATTAAAAAAATTTGAGGATGCACTTGCATCCAAACTGGCGGAGCAAAAAGCTGCCGTTTCAGCAGAAAACGAAAAGGCTGCTAAAGCCTTCGAAACACGCATTGAGCAAATCAATGAGCAACTTGTAAAGAACAACCAATCTCTTGAAGAGGCTCGTAAAGAAGCACTCGAAGCTAAAGCTGCATTGGGTAAAATCAATGCAAAGACTGAGAGCAAAGTTGCAACCTCTTACGCAGAGCATATCAACGCTATCAAAGGAGAAATTGCTAACGTTGTTGAGAAAGGTTACAATGAAATCAAAAATGCTGCTCGTACTAATGGTAAGGGCTTCTCAGCAGACCTTGACCTGAAAGCAGTTGGCACAATGACCATTGCAAACAACCTAACTGGTTCTGTTTACACATCTTATGTTGACAATCCTGCACTGCGTTCATTCGTGAACCCACACCTCAGAAGCGTGTTCAACATCATCCCTGTTAGCACTGGTTCAGTATCTTTCCCACGTGGTAATACTCCAGTAGGTGAAGGTTCTTTTGGTAAGCAAACTGAAGGTTCTGCAAAGCCTCAAGTGGATTATGATGTAACTGTGGTTAACACTGCTTTGTCTTTCATCGCAGGTTACGCTAAGGTATCTCGTCAGATGATTGATGATCTGCCTTTCCTTCAGGCTTACTTGCAGCAGTCTTTGATTGAAGATTTCCAAAAGGCTGAAGACACATATTACCTAAATGCTATCGCATCATCTGCAACTGCAGGTTCTTCTTCTGGTGCTAACACTGCTGAGAAGTTCATTGATTATCTTGCTCAATTGGGTGCAGCGAACTGGACTGCTAATCTTGCATTGATTACACACGCAGGTTGGGCAGGACTTTTGAAGACTAAGCCTGCTGACTACTCAGTACCTGGTGGTATGGTAATTGACCAAAATGGTAATGTTCGTATTGCAGGTGTTCCTGTTATACCTCATAGCCTTGTAACTGCATCAAGAATGTATGTAATGGATACAACTAAGTTTGCCATTGCACAACAATCTGGTCTTGCAGTAAGGTCTACTGAGTTTGACCAAGATGACTTCATCAAGAATCTCATTACCTTCCGTTGTGAGGCTCGTTGTGAACTTCTTCAGTTCCAACCAAGCGCAGCAGTTTACGGAGCAATCTAAATCCTGTTTCATTCTCATACGGGGGAGGTGTAAAAGCCTTCCCCTATTTTTGTTTTTATGCCATATTCATACGATTATTTTAAAGAAGAGTTTTACCACCACATGAAATCGACTTTCCCCGTTGGAATGTATATTTTGGATGTAGGTGCAGGGTCTGGACAGTATGGTAAAAATCTAAATAGTAAATTTGAGATTGATGCTCTTGAAATCTTCAGACCATATGTTGAAGAGTTTAATTTAAAATTTATCTATGATAGTGTATTTATAGGCGATATACGGGACTTTGATACTAAAGCCTATGATTATGTCATCATGGGTGATATCTTAGAGCATTTGACCTATGATGAAGCCACAGAGGTATTAAATGGCATTAAGTGTAAATATATGTTTGCCGTACCCTATAAAATGAAACAAGGAGAAGTAAACGGCAACATACATGAAACGCACCACCAAGATGATTTGACACACGAATTGGTATTAGAAAGATATAAAGGTGTTAGGTGTCTATTTAGGAATTTGGACTATGGGTATTATGTAAACTATTAAATATGAAAATACTTGCATCCATTCATTTATATCCACCTCAACACAATTGCGGTGCTGAATATATGTTGCATGGAATACTAAAGCACTTACAATTTGAAGGGCATCAGATTAAAATATTACTACATCAAGCAAATCATTATAAAATAACAAATAATTACGTTTTTGATGACATTGATGTATTCCCACCGAATGCAAATGTCATTGATGGATTAATGCGTTGGTCAGATGTAGTATTTACCCATTTGGATTATACACGTTGGACAATTCACACCGCTAAACTATATCGGAAACCAGTATTTCACCTTATACATAATTCTCACCCGTACCCTGAGATTATTGATGCTGAAAATAAGCAGCACATTATTTATAATTCTTTTTGGCTAAAATCCTTATTGAACTACAATTTTCCTAATTTTGTCCTAACCCCACCTTGCGACTATCGTTTTTACGATACTAATACTGACACTTCCAAGAATACTTACATTACACTTATAAACTTAAACGAGAACAAAGGCGGGAAGGTCTTTGCAGATATTGCCCGTGAGATTCCACATAAACGATTTATGGGTGTTCTTGGTTCATATGATGAGCAAGTAACCGAAAATCTGCCAAATGTGACATATGTGAAAAATAGTCCTAACATACTTGATGCTTACAAGCAGACTCGTATTTTACTTATGCCATCAAACTATGAATCATGGGGCAGAACGGCAACAGAGGCAATGTCAAGCGGTATTCCTGTGATTTGTACTGAGGCGGATGGTTTGAAGGAAAACTGCGGTAAAGCAGGTATTTATATTAAAAACAGAACCGATGTTAAGGAATGGGTCAGACGAATTACTGAACTTGATGAAGAAAAAGCCTATCAAGGAGCATCAAGAAAAGCAAAAGCAAGGTCAAGAGAACATGATCCGAGAGAAGCACTCAACAACTTTAGCACTTGGTTCAAAGAAAAAGTACAACAATGGTATACATAAATAGCGTAGTTATCCAAGCCGAT